CCTGACCTTGCTAAACATACTATTCCACTCGAGCAATCCGATGATTTTTCCAGTATGGAAGACCCACCCCCCTCTCACAGCGAACCCACCCCCTATGAAAAATAATACAAAAGGGGTAGGGGGGTATATATTTTGAAAACTTTAGAGGGAGGGCAATGGAAACGTTTCCATTGGTCGAAGAAAATAGTATTAAATAGAGGCATGGCTCCTAAGATGAAGGAGTTAAGTTTTGAAGAATGTATGGGAGTGGAAATGAGTCCAGTACAGAATGAGGTATTTTTAATCATTGATGAGTGGTGGAAGAAGTATGGGTTTAGTCCTACTCTTAGGGATATTGGGAATCAGAGGAGTAAGAGTAGCGTAGCGAATACGAAGAAGATTGTGGACAGGTTGTGTGATCTAGGGGTGGTGAAGAGGATAGAGGGTAAGAGGAGTATTCGGCCTGTGTATGTTAATTTTAGGAATATAGAGTAAGACTATGAAGTTAGAAGAACTGATAGAGAAACTTGATCCTGCGGAGTATGAGTCTTTTTTGGAGAAGGTGAATGAGTACGCTGGCGCGGTGAAGCGGGAGAAAGCTCAAGTTAAGTTTTTGGATTATGTGAAGGAGATGTGGCCGGGTTTTATATCTGGGAGACACCATGCATTGATGGCTAAGAAGTTTGAGGATATTGCGGAGGGGAAGACTAAGCGGGTAATTATTAATATGCCGCCACGTCACACGAAGTCGGAGTTTGCTTCTTATCTATTACCGAGCTGGTTCTTGGGGAAGTATCCACAGAAGAAAGTAATTCAGTGTTCTAACACGGCAGATCTCGCGGTTGGCTTTGGACGTAAGGTGAGGAACTTGGTTGGCAGTGAACAGTACAGTAAAGTATTTCCTAATGTTAATCTCAGACAGGATAGTAAGGCCGCTGGCAGGTGGGCTACCTCTGGAGGGGGAGAATATTTTGCTATTGGTGTAGGAGGTACTGTTACCGGAAAGGGTGCTGATCTATTGATTATTGACGATCCGCATTCAGAGCAAGAGGCGGCATTGGCGGCTAGTGATCCGTCTGTTTACGATAAGGTATATGAGTGGTATACATCGGGGCCAAGACAGCGACTTCAGCCGGGGGGATCTATTGTTATTGTGATGACTCGTTGGGGGGATAGGGATCTTACGGGTCGGGTTATAAAAGATGCGTTGGGTAGGGACAAGGGTGAGGAGTGGGAGATCATTGAACTTCCTGCGATCATGCCGAGTGGAAAACCTTTATGGCCTGAGTTTTGGCCGCTGGATCAGTTGGAGGCTTTGAGGGAAGAACTTCCTCCGTCTAAGTGGAATGCTCAGTATCAGCAAAGTCCTACGGGTGAAGAGGGTGCTATTGTTAAGAGGGAGTGGTGGAAGGTCTGGGAGAAAGAGGATCCGCCTTCTTGTAAATTTATTATTCAGAGTTGGGATACCGCTTTTACAAAGAATGAGAGAAGTGACTACTCGGCCTGTACTACTTGGGGGGTTTTCTATTTAAACGAAAACGAGAATGATGCAAACATTATTTTGTTGGATGCGTTTAAGAAGAGGATGGAGTTTCCTGAGTTGAAGGAAAAAGCGTATAAGAACTATATGGAGTGGGAGCCTGATGCTTTTGTAATTGAAGCTAAAGCGGCTGGATCTCCTTTGATCTTTGAGTTGAGGCAGATGGGGATTGTTGTCTCTGAGTACACTCCGAGCCGAGGTAATGATAAGTTTGTGAGGATTAATTCTGTATCTGATTTATTTAGATCTGGCAAAGTATGGTGTCCAGAGACTAGATGGGCGGCTGAATTAGTGGAAGAGATGGCGGCGTTTCCTAATGCGCCGAATGACGATTTGGTGGACTCAAGCACCCAAGCGCTGATAAGATTCAGACAGGGCGGGTTTTTGCGTCTGGAAAGTGACGAGCGAGAAGAGCTAAAGAGCTTTAGACGTAAGCAAGTTTATTATTAAGGATACATATGGCAATCGCTAAAAGTTTGTACGAAGCACCACAAGGATTGGAATCTTTAACTGAGCCTGATCTGGAGATTGAAATTGAAAACCCAGACAGTGTTCATATAGGAATGGGCGGGCTGGAGATTGAGATAGAGCCTGAGACAGAATCTAAAGATGGTGAAGAGTTTGATTCAAACTTGGCTGAGTTTATGGACGAAGGGGAATTAGAGAAACTAGGATCCGAAGTTGTAGAGTTAGTTGAGGCGGATATCAATTCGCGTAAAGACTGGGTGGAGATGTTAGTCAAGGGACTAGAAGTCCTTGGCATGAAGTATGAAGAGAGAACAGAACCTTGGAACGGAGCCTGTGGTGTTTTCTCAACTATATTGACAGAGGCCGCTGTTAGGTTTCAGTCGGAAACAATTATTGAGACTTTCCCCTCTCACGGCCCCGTGAAGACTGAGATCATTGGAGCTATTAATAAATTAAAAGAAGATGCCGCCGAGCGGGTTAGAACTGATATGAACTATCAGTTAACTGAGGCTATGCCTGAGTATCGTCCAGAGCATGAGCGGATGTTATTTAACCTCGGCTTATCTGGTAGTGCTTTTAAGAAAGTCTACTTTGATCCATCGCTAAATCGTCAGACCTCTATATACATACCAGCAGAGGATGTGATCATCCCCTATGGATCTAGTGGAGCTAGAACGGCGGAGCGTGTTACCCATGTAATGCGTAAGACCAAGAACGATATCCGTAAACTACAAGCCGCTGGCTTTTACAGAGATGTAGATCTTGGAGAACCAGTTGCTATTCATACTGACGTAGAAAAAAAGAAGGCCGAAGAACAGGGTTACTCTTTAACTGATGATGATAGATATCAGGTCTATGAAGTGCAGATTGATCTGGATATTCCCGGCTATGAAGACGAGGATGAGATAGCTGTACCTTATATAGTAAGCATAGATGCCGGCACTGGAAAAGTTCTAGCTGTTTATCGTAACTGGGATGAGGAAGACGATCTAAGATTAAAGCGCCAGCATATGGTTCAGTATGATTATGTGCCGGGCTTTGGTGCTTATGGATTTGGATATATACATTTAATCGGCGGATACGCTAGGGCTGGTACATCACTGATACGTCAGTTGATTGATGCTGGAACTCTTTCCAATTTGCCGGGTGGATTGAAGTCTAGAGGATTAAGAGTTAAGGGTGACGATACGCCTATCGCCCCCGGAGAGTTTAGAGATGTTGACGTTCCAAGCGGTTCGATTAAAGACAACATCATGGCGCTTCCCTATAAAGAGCCTAGCCAAGTATTGGCTACTCTATTAGATAGGATCACTGAAGAGGGAAGACGATTAGGTTCTATTGCTGATATGAAGATCAGCGATATGAGTGCTAACTCTCCTGTGGGAACTACGCTGGCTTTATTAGAGCGACAGTTGAAAACAATGAGTGCGGTGCAAGCCCGTGTTCATTATTCAATGAAGCAAGAGTTCAAGATCTTAAAAAACATCATTCGTGACTACACGCCTGATGAGTATGAATACGATCCTGAGAGCGGTAGCAGAAAAGCCAAAAAAGAAGACTATGACATGGTGGACGTTATCCCCGTGTCAGATCCTAATTCCTCTACTATGGCGCAGAGGATCATGCAGTATCAGGCTGTTATTCAGTTGTCTCAGACTGCGCCTCAAATCTATGACTTGCCTAATCTACATAGGCAGATGATTGAAGTTCTAGGAATTAAAAACGCTGATAAGTTAGTTCCTGTTAAGGGAGATCAGCAACCAAGAGATCCTATAAGCGAGAACATGGCTTTCTTAAAAGGAGAGCCAACAAAGGCGTTTATCTATCAAGACCACGAAGCGCACATTACGGCGCACCAGTCTTTTATGCAAGATCCTTTAATGGCGGCAACCATTGGTCAAAACCCAATGGCACAGCAAATGCAAGCGGCAATCATGGCGCATATTGCAGAACACTTAGCGTTCAACTACAGACAAAAAGTAGAAGAGCAAGTCGGTGTTCCTTTGCCTCCACCAGATGCAGAGTTGCCAGAGGATATCGAAGTTCAACTATCCAGAATGGTTGCACAGGGATCTGCTCAGTTGCTCAAAGAAAACATGGCAAAAGCCCAACAGCAACAAGCCCAGCAACAAGCGCAGGATCCAATCATCCAGATGCAACAACAAGAATTGCAGATCAAGGCAAAAGAAGTTGGCATCAAGGAGCAAAAGGTGCAAGCGGATATTGCGGCAAAGCAGGTCGAACTTGCTATCAAAGAAGCAGAGTTAGATCTAAAGGCAAAGCCAACAGAAGATCCATCAATTGCTGTGGAGCGTCATATACAGGAGATGATCCAGCGAGATCAAGTCCACCAACAGCAGATAGCACAAGAGCAACAAAAGGCGGCCATGCAAAACCAGCAAGCGCAACAGCAAATGGCAATGCAAGCTATGCAAGCACAGCAGAAACCAGAGGGTAAAGAATGATGGAATACAAAATATTTGAAATTCTTAGTGCCAAGTTGGAAGACCATATCGGTCAACACCAGATGGTTGTGAATGATGGAGCCGCAAAGGACTACGCAGAGTACAAAGAACTGTGTGGAACTATCCGAGGTTTAAGGATCGCCCAGATGGAAATCAAAGAGCTGGGTAAGAATTTAAGGGATTCTGAAGATCAAGATTAATTTCCCCCTACACCCAGTATTTCAGAGGCGTACTGGTGTGTTTTTTTGTAGCCTTTTGCGATAAGGAAAATTATGGCTGAGATTTTGATTAGTCAATCGTTGGATACGAAAGACATATCTGTGTTACCTGAGAGTGCTGAAGAAAAAGCACGACAAGTTCCCGATCCTGTTACCTATCATCTTCTGTGCGTTCTTCCAGAAGCTGAAGAGGAATACGATAGTGGACTGGCAAAAGCAAGTCAGACCATGCAATATGAAGAGTTACTGTCACCAGTGCTTTTTGTGGCAAAGATGGGGCCTGATGCTTTTAAAGACGAGAAACGATTCCCCTCTGGGCCATCGTGCAAGCAGGGAGATTTTGTTTTGGTACGTCCTAATACGGGAACACGCATCAAAATTCATGGCAAGGAGTTCCGAATCATTAATGATGACTCTGTAGAAGCCGTTGTGCAAGATCCTCGCGGCATAACCCGTGTATAAGGAGTAGAAAATGGCTGAAATAGAGAAAACCGAGTTTGAATTTCCCGATGAAAAGGAAAATCCACGCAAAGGTGGCAGAGTTATTGATACAGATCCCCAGCTCAAGATTGAAATGGAGGAAACTCCTGATACTGAGATAGAGGTTGTAGACGATACACCCACTGAATCCAAACGTCACAAGAAAATGGACGATGCTCCGAAGGATTTAGACGAAGATGAGCTTAATAGCTACGGCGAAAAGGTTCGGAAACGTTTACAACACCTCCAAAAAGGGTATCACGAAGCCAATCGCAAGGCGGAACAGGCCGACAGAGAGCGAGAAGAGGCTATAAGGGTTGCCCAATTGATGGCTGATGAGAACAAAAGTCTCAAAGGTTCACTCAGTCAGGGTCAATCTGCCTATATTGAGCAGTCTAAGAAGGTCTTAGCCACTGAATTAGAGCAGGCCAAGCGTCAATATCGTGAGGCTTACGAGTCTGGTGATAGCGAAGCACTGGTAAATGCCCAAGAAAACCTCACTTCTGTGAAGATTAAGGCCGAAAGAGTTGAAAACTTTAGGCAACCCCCTTTACAGGAGCAGGAAAATGAGGTAAAAACGCAACAAGTTACTGCGCCACCAGTTTATGTCGATCAAAAGGCACAAAAATGGAGGCAAAATAACGAATGGTTTGGCGATGACGATGAAATGACTAGCTTTGCACTTGGCGTTCACGCTAAGTTGGCTAAACAGGGAGTCGATCTAAGTTCAGACGAATACTACGAGCGTGTAAATGCCCGTATGCGACAAGTGTTCCCAGATTACTTTGAGTCTGACGAACCCGCTGACGAACCTGAGAAGGAAGTTAAGCGCCAGAAATCAAATGTGGCACCGGCAACAAGAAGTTCTTCCCCTAAAAAGGTCGTTCTATCTCAAACCCAAGTAAATATCGCCAAGCGGTTGGGAGTTCCTTTGGAACTTTATGCCCGTAAGGTTGCGGAACAAATGAGGAATTTAGCATGAGTGAAGTCAAACAAACGAGAGCAAGCCGCGATACAGAAGTTCGCGCACAAACGGAGCGTACCCGTAAATGGATGCCTCCCCAACTTCTACCCGACCCTCATCCAGAGGACGGGTATGCGTTTCGTTGGATTCGATTGAGTACCCTCGGCTCGGCTGACACCATGAACATTTCTTCAAAATTACGCGAAGGTTGGGAACCTGTAAAGGCTTCTGAGCATCCTGAGATCATTCTTATGAGCGGGCAAGCTAATCGCTTTCCTGACAGTATTGAGATCGGTGGCTTGTTGCTTTGTAAAACCCCAGTGGAATTCACGCAAGACCGTGACGCGCATTTCCAGCGACAAGCTGAAGCGCAGATGGCCTCTGTGGATAACACTTATATGCGCGAGAGCGATCCTCGGATGCCTATGTTTAAAGAACGTAGCACCAAGGTAACTTTCGGAAAAGGTCTTTAATTTTTTTGGAGCTTTAAAACATGGCTTACCCCACTGTCTCTGCGCCATATGGCTTAGAACCTGTCAATAGAATTGACGGGATGCCTTACGCTGGCGCTATTCGACAGATTCCCGTTGCCGCTTCTTTTGCCACCGCCGTTTTTAACGGCGATACGGTTCAAATTGACAGCACCGGTTATCTGGTTCTTTCAACCACCACCAACTCCGGCACAATTGTCGGCGTAGTTGTCGGCGGTCAATATGTAAACTCTAGCGGCCAAACCGTTCAGAGCCAATATATTCCCGCTTCTGTAAGCACTGCCACCAACCCAGCTTATGCGTATGTTATTGATGATCCTATGGCTCTTTTTAAAGTAGCTGTTGTTTCTTCTGGAACTACCATGAGTTCTGCTGGCCGTACTGTAGTAGGTACTAACTTGGCATTGGTTCTTAACGCTGGTAGCACTACCACCGGTAATTCTGCCTATGCTGTAACTTTAACGGGTGCTGGTACTACTGCCACTATCCCAATTCGGGTGATTGATGTTGTGCCAGAAACCGCTACTGCGGCTGACACTTACACCGAGCTGTTGGTGAAAATCAACACGCACCAGTACAACAACACCACTGGTGTCTAAGGAGTAAGAAATGGCAATTTCACGCGCACAACTACTCAAAGAACTGCTCCCCGGCTTGAACGCATTGTTCGGTCTTGAGTACGCCAAATACGGCGAAGAGCATAAAGAAATCTACGAAACTGAGACATCAGAGCGTAGCTTCGAAGAGGAAACAAAACTGTCAGGCTTCTCTGCCGCACCAGTCAAGAACGAAGGCTCTGCCATCGCTTATGACAATGCACAAGAAGCATGGACAGCTCGTTACAACCACGAAACCATCGCAATGGGCTTCTCCATCACTGAAGAAGCAGTGGAAGACAACTTGTATGACTCGTTGTCTAGCCGCTATACCAAAGCATTGGCTAGAGCTATGGCTTATACCAAGCAGGTCAAGTCCGCTTATGTGTTGAACAATGCGTTCACCACTACAGTGACTTACGGTGACGGCGTTACCTTGTGTAGCACTGCCCATCCATTGATCTCTGGTGGCACCAACAGCAATCGTCCTACTACTGGCGCTGACTTGAATGAGACTTCTCTTGAGAATGCTGTCATTCAAATCGCTGGTTGGACAGACGAGCGCGGCCTCTTGATTGCGGCTAAACCAAGAAAATTGGTCGTTCCACCTGCTTTGATGTTCGTTGCTACTCGCCTCTTAGAGACTGAGTTGCGTGTCGGTACTACCGATAACGATATCAACGCATTGAAGAACAACGGTTCAATTCCAGAGGGTTACACAGTTAACCACTATTTGACCGACACCAATGCTTGGTTCTTATGTACAGACGTACCCAATGGTCTGAAGCACTTTGTTCGTACTCCGTTGCAAAACAGTATGGATGGAGACTTCGACACTGGTAACGTTCGTTACAAAGCCCGTGAGCGTTATAGCTTCGGCGTATCAGACCCACTAGGTATCTTCGGATCACCCGGTTCGTCTTAATAAAAAAATAGAGAAGGGGGTCACAAGCCCCCTTTTCTTTTTTCTGTTTTAGTGTATATTTAAGCAATCCGAGAATCATCGGTGTATCAAACAGGCTCGGCTGACCTCATGCAGATTGATACGCCATAACGCATGGAGATATTCTTATGGGATTCGCAAGTCATTTAGGCCCTTGGTTGTTGGGTACTGTTAAAAACACCACCGGCACTACTGCTGGCACTATTCGTAATATGGGCGCAACTATAGTTGCCCAGACTTACACAGCCCCCGCTTCTGTCATTTTGGCAACCCCTGTTGCACAACAAATGTTTGTGCTTCCTGCTGGCGCTAAAATTCTTAACTTTGCCCTTGAAGTTAATGTTGCCTTGACTGGCGCAACTAACTGCGGCGTTACTATCGGTAATGGCACTACAGCTAACCTGTATATGGCTTCGGTCAATACCGGCGCTACAGCGGTTCAAACTTCTCCAGCTACTATCGCGGCGGCTACTTCTGGTGTTTATGACAGCATCGGTACAACTGATGCGATCATTTACGGTACTTTTACAGCGGCTACTGCTGATGCCACTGCCGGCACGATTACTGTTACTGTTGAGTACATTGTTCGTGATTCAGACGGCTCTGCTAACCCAAGCCAAGCTTAATTAATCTCAGGGGCTTCGGCTCCTATGTTTAAACAAGGAGATTAATTATGGGTATGCAAACAGACGTTAAATCGGGTCACCTTAACAACTCTGGTTTTGTTGTTCTGGGAAGAAATAGATTAAAAGCTGTTTCTATGGTTGGTACGGCTACGGCTGGAACACTGGACATTTTTGACACAACTACAGCACCTGTCTCAGCAACATACGAGAGAGCGGCTACGCTTATCACTGTTACTAAGAGCGCACACGGGCTAGTTACTGGAGATGTAGTTGGGCTTGCGTTTGCAACAGCAAGCGGAACATCCGGTACAAACGGCAACTATGTAATTACACGCTTAACCGCAAACACTTTTACGGTTACAGATATTAACTCTGGAACTGTTGTTGCTGGAACGGCGGCTTTGTACGCATCTCTGTGGCTTGCTAGTTATGACACTGGCGCTTCTGACTTGTTTGGTAATTTTGCGTTGATTCCCGGCGAAGGGATAGTGGTTAAAAACGGCATCTACTTGAGTATGTCCAATCTACTTTCTTCCAATGTCTACTATGGCTGATAAAAGTTTTAACTTGATTGGTCGCAAGTTAATGATTGCGATCCCTTGTTACGATGGCAAAGTAAACATCAGAACTGCTTTTGCCATTGCTGAACTTGTGCCTAAGTTAGACAAGATGGGTGTACGACTAAACCTCGTACATATGTCTGGCTGTTCAATCATTACTAAAGCACGGAACAAATTAGTCCGTAACTTTATGGAATCAGATTGCACAGACTTCTTGTTTGTAGATGCTGACGTAGTGATTAATACAGATGCTGTTACTCGCTTATTGGCTTTGTCATCAGACAAGGACGTTGTGGCTGGATCGTATCCGCGCAGATCAAAAGACGCTAAGTTTTTCCTTGATTTCTATCTGGATAAAGATGGTCAGTTAGAGTTTGATGATCATGGTTTGATGAGAGTGGAAAGTGTTTCCACAGGATTTATGCTTATCCGCCGCCATGTAATAGAACACATGATTGAGAAACACCCAGAGTGGCAATATGCTGGTGATGGTGATGGTGAAACAGAACACGCACTATTTGACTTTATGATTCTTAACGGTCAATACATTGGTGAAGACTATGCTTTCTGTTTGAGAGCAAGACAAGATGGATTTAAGATTTACTTAGACCCAATGATTAGTCTTCCACATATTGGCACAGAAGAATTTACACGCGACTTTGAGAAAGATGTTTTGCGTCCTTTGTTAAAAGAACACGCAAAGCCTCAGTTGAAAGTTGCAAATGGCTA